GTGTAAAGACTATCTAATGATATAAAGTAAAACCCATATCGGTTTTCAAAGAACACATAATTGGGAATATCGTTTTTATTTACTGCACCATCGGTAACAAAATTAATACACTTAGATGGTGACCAAAAGTTCGAGATAAATTTAACTTGTTTATCTGTTGGTTCAACAAAGATTTCTTTCTTAGTTTGCAAACCATTTACGTTATCAGTAAGTAATGATTTAATAATTTCTTCTGGTGTACCAGAATACACTTTACTAATCTTTTTGTTTAAATCAATAACAGCTTCGGGTGATATAAAATGTAAAACATAAGCAACCATTTTATCACCAAGTAATACTCGATCAGTCATCTTATAGATGTAGAACGTACCACGTATGTTTTTCTTTTCTTCCAGAGTTGGAGTTACAATCTCAATCTCAACCATCTCTTCACCAACGAATGGAAAGAGGTTTACTAAGTCGAATGATTCTCTTACTGTTAATGAACCAGATATAAATGGTGAGAATATATCTTCATAAACAGTAATAGCGATTACCTGAGCAGCGATATCCTGTCTCAATCCACCACTGGTAAATATGTCGCATTTTTCAATACTAACATCACCAGCAAATCTTAATTCTTTATCTACTGATTGCATTAGATTTCATCTTTAAAGTTTTTAAGAATCGTTGATAGCAACTCTGCAGATATAATCTTAATTCTACGCTTAGATTCATTTACTTGCGCTTCATAATTTGCATTAGTAATTGGAACAGCAGAAGGGTAATTCGAGGGAACAGTCATCCCTGCAGCGTTCTCATAGTGATGTATAGCATTTACGTTATTACCATACTTTTGCGTAACATATAAATCAAGTCCTAGTTGAGTCAATGGCCAATCACTAAGGTAATCGTAGCGTTCATTGACAAGCATAATAATCCAATGATACTGAGCATTACCATAAATCTTTTCGGCGACTATCTCTGGGGTTTCCCCCTCAACAATATCATAGTAATCATATACTGTAATATTTGCAAGAATATCTCTGCGGAATCTAATGTTTCGTGTAATGTCAGTAAGGATTAGTGCTTTGGTTTGCGTCTCTAAAGTAGTATACGGTGTTGAAATAGTTACTGTTGGTACCGATGTATAACCATACCCACCAATAGTCATAACGATTTCTGTAACAGAACCATTACTAACAACAGCAAATCCTTGGGCAGCTGATACATTACCTTGATATGTTTCATCTGGAGCAGAGAAAATTATATCTGCGGAAACATAACCTGTCCCGCCATCATCAATACGAACACCAGTAATTGCTCCGCCACCAATAAACGCTGTGGCTTTTGCTTGCGTTCCAGATCCTGATATTTTAGTAATATCAAAGTCATAAAGCATCTTTGGGAAATTTTTAAAATACATTATAGACCATCCTTAACTTTGTCTTTGGTCAATAGAGCCAATTCACGGAATTGTAATGTAATATCAATTTGTGTTGGCGAACCATCGGGGAATGTATTAAACATACCATTTGGTGTGTAGTTGATTGACATATCTGTAAGAACGCAAGAAGTATGGCGATGCAAATTCAAATTTTCTTGGCCATCTTGATAGTAAAATATATCAAACTCAGATGGATAAATATAAACGAAATTATTGTTATCCTTGAATTCAGGATGCATATGATATTTGAACTGCTGCATAATTTTACGCACATTATCAGCTTCTTCTGGATTTCTAGGGAAAAACTTATAATCAAAACTAAATGTTCTGAAGTTAACACCCTTAAATACTTGTTCCTTTTTTGGATTTGGAGCCAAACCAGAAGCCACAGAATTTCCTGCTTGGTTTGGACCTTTTGATAAAGCAATGTTAGTAAGAATTGCTGCTCCAGTTCCACTTACGTCAGTGTTATTACCTTTACCACTAAGTGCTTTTGCTACTTCCCAACCTTGTTGGACTGCTGCGCCAGCCATTGCTAACATACCAGTATCTTCTTCACTCCAAGACATACTATAACTGACTGACAGATTATTTGGAATGTGTAGAGCGATAGCAGTTTTTAATCGTTTCTGTGAGCGAGAACCTTGTGATCCAACAATTGCTCCAGTGGCTGCGCCAACTACACCACCAACAACTGCACCTTTTGCAGCACCTTTAGTATCACCAGTAAGAAGTCCACCACCGATAGCACCGTCAATTGCACCAGCTACAGCATTTGCTGTTGTTAACTGAGCAGCAGTTAATCCCATTGCAACCATGTCGCCCTGATCTCTTGGTGGATAATCACCAACTGTCTCAACTCCAGGTTCTTTTAATAGTTTAGAGTCAGTAGATACATTAATATAAAAGATAGCATAATTACCACCATAGTCACCACGATTAGAATACAAATCGGAGGGGTATGAATAGTTGTTTATATCATATTTACCAGACTCAAATGCCGATGATTCTCCTCTTGGTGTATAAAGATTTTTCTTTGGTGACGGAGAAGCTGGTGGTGCTTGCGTTGCTGGTGTGGTATCTGCCATTTAATTTCTCTAAATAGTGGGTTATTGGCTATTCTATTACTTATTTATGTTCCATAAAAGATTGTTCAAACCTTTATATCCAGAAAAATACACTGGAGATCCAACCAACATTATCATGCGATCTAGTTGGGAGACTCGTTTTGCATCTTGGTGCGACAAGAATCCCAGTATTATAAAGTGGCAATCTGAGGAAACTGTAGTCCCATATCGTTGCCCAACCGATAATAAAATACATCGTTATTTCGTGGACTTTCAGATCCAAGTTCAACAGAAAGATGGTTCGCTAAAACGATATCTGGTTGAAGTAAAACCAGCTAAACAATGTGTTCCTCCAGAGTATCCTGGACGTCAAACTAAACGATATATTACTGAGTCTATGACTTATATCAAAAACCAAGCCAAATGGAAAGCAGCAACAGAATACTGTAAAGATCGTGGCTGGGAATTTAAAATCATAACAGAAAAAGAACTCGGGTTGACTTGACCTAAATAAAGAATATGGCTATCAAGAAACCAATTCAAGACGTTTTCGACCAGAACAAATTCGATCTTTTAACTGCGGTAAAGAGATCTAGAGGCTGGTTTGAAAAACAAGTGGCGTCAATGGCGCAGCAAAACATCACTCCAAATAAAGTGTTGAAGGGTGAACCGAGCCACCTCAGATCTGCTATCGTTCCTGGAAACTTATACATGTATGTATACGATCCAAAGACAAAAGATGACCTACCTTATTATGATAGATTCCCATTAGTGTTTCCTTTTAGAAAAACCCAAGACGGATTCTATGGTTTAAATATGCACTATCTATCATACGATCTACGTATTAAATTGCTAGACGAATTACTAGTATTTAAGAACAATAGTCGTTGGGATGAAACAACAAAGATTAAATACAGCTGGGCATTGATTGACGGAGTTTCTCGTTTTGCTGCAGCTAAACCATGCGTAAAACAATATTTATCTGGTCATGTAAGAAGCCAATTTAGACAAGTCTACTCAGAAGATTGGGCAACTGCTATGTTATTACCTGTTGAACGATTTGTGGGCGCATCTAAACAACAAGTCTGGGCAGATTCCAGAAAAATTATAAGAAGAGCATAAATGGCAAACTCTCCATTAAACGATTTCATATCAAAAGTAAAGCAAGATGGTCTTGCTAGAACTAATAGATATACAGTACTGTTCACTGGATTCACAACAAATAGATCTAGAGATGTTATGTTGATGTGTGACCAAGTTCAACTACCAGGAACAAACTTTAATACAGCAGATATGAGAACATACGGTGAAACTAGAAAAGCACCATATGAAAGACTATATGAAGATGTAAATATGTCGTTTTATGTAGATACTGATATGCAAGTAAAATATTTCTTTGATGACTGGATGACATACATACAAGATCCTATGACAAGAAATTTTAATTATTATGATGAATATATTGCTGATATCGTAATTGAAGTTCAAGACTTAAAGAATCAGTCTCGTTACGGTATAAAATTGTATGAAGCATTTCCTAAAAGCATTGGCGCAATACAAATGGATTATGCTGGGAAAGACATTATGAAACTGTCTGTAAATTTTGCTTACAAATATTATATCGTTGGTCAATATGAAAATATTGAGAATACTGATCAATATGATGGTGGTTTCTCTCCATACAATTTCTTGGGTGATTCTCCAAGCACATATATTCCAATTTTTAATGAGACTCCATCAGCAGTTCAAACTAAGAAAGATCCATTAAATAGTTTCATAAATCGTTTGAAGAATTTTGCTATCGGAGCTGTCGGCTCCAAGATTGTAACAAAACTCCCTAGTATTTTAAAGAGGTAATATATGGCAGAAGAAATTAAAGAAGTTAAAAAAGACGAAGACTGGATGCAGAAGAAGTGGCGTCCAGCCATGGGTTGGATGTACATGATGATTTGTACTTTGGATATGGCAGTCTTCCCTATTCTATGGTCAATTCTACAAGCATCAATGGGTCAACCAATATCACAATGGAATCCTTTAACGCTACAAGGTGCTGGTTTATTTCATATCGCCATGGGTGCTGTTTTAGGTATCGCTGCATTTGGTCGCACACAAGAGAAACTAGCAGGTAGCGCAAACAATGCTCCTGTTGCTGGCGCACCAGTAATTCCAACTGCAGTAACTCCAGTTGTTACTCCAGCGCCAATTCCAAGACCAATGTTATCGGTGCCAACATCAGTGACTCTTGATCCTAATGATCCTCCAACTCGTAACACTCGTAACGACTAATTATGTATCAATATAAATGTAAGATTAATAAAGTTCTTGATGGTGATACTGTCGACATTGATTTAGATTTAGGATTCAATATCGTATTGGCCAATCAGCGTGTTCGTATGGCTGGGGTTGACACACCTGAATCTAGAACTGCAAATAAAGAAGAAAAACCAAGAGGTCTTTTATCTAAAAAGAAACTAGCAGAGAAACTTCCTGTTGGTTCTTGGCAGATTATTGAGACTCAACGATCAGATAATAATGATGACAAATTTGGTAGAATTCTTGGTGTGTTCATTCTAGAAGATGGAACAAAAGTAAACGACTGGTTGATAAAAAACAATTATGCAGTTCCGTATAAGGGCGATAACAAAGAGTTAACGCAAGCCGACCACCAAGCAAATAAGAAAATTCTGATGGAACGTGGCGAACTATAATGAAAATTGATGATACATTATCCGAGGTGTTTAATATGGCACCTCAACAAAAAGAACTTGAAGTGATTGATAATACTACTGGTGAGATTGTAAAAACACCAGAAGGTAAAATTGAAACTGACTACGAAACTACTAGAGGAAATCTACGTGAACTTCTAATAACTGGTCAGAATGCTTTATACCATGCGTTAGAAGTTGCAAAACAATCTGAACACCCACGTGCTTTTGAAGTTGTGGGTAACCTTATGAAACAACTTGCAGATGTTAACCAACAACTATTGGATATACATCTACAGAAACAAAAACTAGACGCACCAAAGAAAGGCGCAGGCGACAAGGTGACTAATAATGCTATCTTTGTTGGTAGCACAGCTGAGTTGAATAAGTTAATCAAGAATATGAATAAAGGAGAATAATTATGGCATTGCCAGTGATGAGCACACCAACGTATAACTTGGTGATCCCTTCTACTAAAAAGAGTGTTAAGTATCGCCCATTTTTAGTCAAAGAAGAAAAATCAATATTAATTGCGCAACAAAGTGAAGACATTGTTGTTATGGTTGATACTTTGAAAGATGTAATCAGATCTTGTATGTTAGATAAGGTAGATCCTGAAACTCTTTCTACGTTTGATCTTGAGTATATCTTTACTCAAATTAGAGCAAAGTCTGTTGGTGAAATTATCGAATTATACTTTCCATGCGATGTTGACCATGGTGAACAGAATGATAAAGCCAAAGTAAAGATCTCTATTGATCTTACTAAGATTGAAGTAGAAACACCAGAAGGTCACACTAACAAGATTGACTTATTTGGCGAAGTTGGTATTATGATGAAATACCCAACGATTGAGATTATGACCAAGTTGGAAAAGACCAACTCGGATGATCTCGATAACATCTTTGATATTGTCGCTGATTGTATCGAGTTAATCTACGAAGGCGATAAAATTCATTATGCAAAAGAACAAAAGAAAAAAGAACTTCTTGATTTTCTTTATAATCTAAACTCTGAGCAGTTTGTGAAAGTTCAAAACTTCTTTGCTACATTACCAAGGATTAAAAAAGATGTAGAGTATGATTGTCCAATTTGCAATCTACATCATAAGAAAACCTTAGAAGGAATGCAAAGTTTTTTTTAATGAATCTCTGTCATGAAAACTTGGCGAACTACTATAAACTAAACTTCGCTTTGATGCAGTACCACAAATACTCCTTGGCAGAGATTGAAACTATGATACCATTTGAAAGAGAAGTTTATACTACATTATTGATTCAGTACTTAGAAGAAGAAAAACAAAGAATAGCAGCTAACCAGCAGAGATAATAAAATGGCAAAAAGAAAAAGTCCACCAAGAGAAAAACCTGTAGAGCAACAGGCGGTAAATATACAACAAACTATTACTCAATCGGTAGTAGCTTGGGACGATGTCGCCTTTGCTAAGTTACTTGAAACACAAGCAATGGCTCTTGGTGAACTTACTTCTATTAAAACACTACTAGATTTATCTAAAGAAGTTAAGCGAGCAGAAACTCCTGCTGCGCCAGCAGCTGCGCCAGTTGACTACGGTAAGATTCAACAAGAAATGTTGAGGGTAGCTAAAGACCAACTAAAAGCCAGTCGTCGCACTTACAAACTACAAGAAGATTTCCAAAAAGAATGGGATAAAGAAGCCAAGAATATTGCTGAGATGGCGAAAGGTATGAAGACCTTTAAGACTCTCGGTGAAAAAATGGCTGATAAAAAAGAAGGTCTTAAAGAAAAATTTGGATCAGCTAGTGGTCTTAAAAAGACCATGATGGGTGCATTAAATGTTGGTGGTATATTCGATAAGAAAATAGAAAAAGATAAATTTATTGAGCAACAAAAAGCACTTGGCGCTGCTCCAATGAAGAACGAGTCTCCTGCTGATTTCAAGAAAAGATTATCTGCTGATTTTGAGGGTGCTCATGCAGCATCGAAAGAAACTAAAAAAACTGAAGCAGCGATTGCCAAACATAAAGCAAAAGCAGGAATTGATGACGAAGAACATTTAAAACGTGTTAGTCCAGAGTTTGCTACATTAATGGAGAAACGTCAGTCAAACGCAGACGAATTTGGTAAATATCAAAGAGCAACTGATATACATAGCCCGACTCCAGTTAATAGAAATATCGTTCCAGCTGCAGTTCCAGCTCAGGCTGGATTGGGACACCCTTCAAAGCGTATGAGTAATTTAGTGCCAACTCCTACTACTCCTGAACTCGGTAAAACTCCAACAGCCACTGCAGCTGAATCAACACAAGGGGCTGAAGAAGCATCAGAATCTAAGAAAATGACTGAAGAAGAATTGAATCTTCTTAAGACTATTGCTGAGAATACTGGTGGTGCTGATAAAAAAGGTGGTGATAAGAAACCAGAAGCTGCGAAAGCAGAAGGTGGTGGTTTCTTAGATAGTATTTTTAGTATGCTTGGAACTGGTTTAATGACCGCATTTAAAGCACTATTTAATCCAATGAATATTCTAAAAGCACTTGGTAAAGTATTTGCAATCGGTATGATTATCGGTGCTTTATTTGAAGGTGTTATGGATGGATTTGAAGAATTCCAAAAGTCAGGTGATATCGGCGCAGCACTTATCGCTGGTCTTGCTGGTATTATAGACTTCTTAACATTCGGCTTATTCGATAAAGAAAAGATCAAAGAAGTTATTGGTGACTTTAGTAAATGGACTTATGATCACCTAGTAAAACCATTCGTTGAGTTTATTACTACTGTTAAAGATTCATTTATGAAACTGATTGAGAATATTGGTGTTCCTGAGATTAAATTTAAGATTCCAATTGTTGGTAAAGAAGTTTCAATTGGTCCATTCTACCCATTTAAATCCGATGCCAAGCCAACACCAGCAGCACCAACTGCAGCAGCACCAACAACTGCAAATCAAGTTGAATCACAATCTGCTGAGAATGCTGGCGCTAAAGAAACCCCTGCTCCATCTAATAAGACTAATGTGGTTAATGCTCCTTCTACTACAAATAATAATACTACTCAAGTTCAATTGAGACCTCCGATTAGAAACGAGGAATCATCTAATAGTAGGTACGCAGCAAGTCGATACGCATAATGAAAAAAGGGATCCTTGCGGATCCCTTAAACTTTTGGGTATTAAGTTTTATTCTTCTGCAGCGATCTTCTTGAAGTAAGACATAACATCTTCGTCATCATCCACCGCTACTGCTTTTGGAGCAGGTGCTGGCTTAGAAGCAAAGGTAGGTGCTGCAGCAACTGGACGATCTTCTTGTTCAGCCATCTGAGCAGCAGACTTACCAGCGAATGTATCACCAGAAAGAACTGCGTCTAGTTTCTTCTTCAATTCATCATAAGACTTGAAGTTGCTACGATCGGTAAACTCAGACAACTTGTACTGAGCATTAACGATACGAACCAATTCCTCATCAGAATCAGCAGCAGGACATGGGTCAGAAAACACGGACTCATCGTAGTTAGCATAACCATCTTTCTTGCGCATACGCAATTTAAAGTTGGCACCTTCCCACAAATCAAACACGTTTACTGGC